CATTACTATTTTGTAGAGCACGTACGCTGGCTAGATGGAATTGTAAACAATCCTTACCTTCGCGCACCTGCTTACCTAGCAGTAGTCTTTCTCTTATCGTTGGGGACTTCGTTTATACTTGCCCGATGGAGGGTAACAAAGCAATTTGTCACCTGACTCTGAAGTTCGTATCACAACGTTGGCGGCACCTCGGCCAACGGCTTTATTTCAAGTTCGCTTGGCATAGTATTTACGGAAGAAAAATGTTTCAAGCGCTACTGAATTGGCTGAACCCACGCCATGAATGGATCTTATCCGACGACCTTGAGCGCCGTTATTGCAGCATTTGTGGACGTAGAGAGCAATACCTTGATGGTGACGAGTGGCATGGCTTTTATTGGGAGATGACGCGAGCTGGCGACAAGCATGCTCATGTTTCCTGAATCTCGTATCAATTTGCCGCGTTTGATAAGCTGATACGCATCCCTTCTCTACTCGCTGGCCTCGGCGCTGTTTCATTGAGGCCACGCCTGGACGGTCTTCGCGTGGCGCGCCGCACACGTCGCGTGCACCTCCAGCAGTTGAGTGAGACAGCTTCAGATTATGTTTGCAACATTCTTCTTACGATTCGCCCCCCTCTCGTGGGAAAGTGTGAATTTTTGATTGATTTGGGGTGATACATTGGTACGGCCATCAGGTGATGGTCCCAATCGGAGGAACAATGATCAAATTTTTACGGGCAACTTTCGCTGTTATAGTGGCCACCATGACGATGCTTTCATCACAAGCGAATGCACAGTCGTTCTTCACTACGGTACTTAATGCCAACGAATTTCTAGTGCAAGACAAGGCTTATTCATCGCCGAATGGGCGATATTCCCTAATTTTTCAGTCGACCGACGGTAATCTAGTCGTCTACAAAGGGACTACTTTTACGTCCCCGAACGCTCTTTGGACTGCCAAGATCAGCGGGAAGGGCGGGAAATTTGCCGTTCTCCAACCCGACGGTAATTTTGTCGTGTACAAGAACTTGAACGATCCAGCGAGTGCCGTGTGGAACAGCGGAACTAGCGGAGTTCCGTATCCTAACTCCGGGGTATATGCGCGCATTGGCAATGATGGTAGCTTCGAAGTGCGCGGTTGGTCCGGTACTTTTGCAACGCCGAAGGACCCTACCGCCGGCTCAGGGAGTTGCACTGTTCCGCAACAATATGCTGTTTGCGTATTCCCCGGATCCGCTGCGCAATTTAACAGCACTGTCTTCGCTTGCAGTATTGCTGAGGCAATGAATACTGCTATTGCTACTGGTGCGACATACGGCGCATGCCGATAACTCATTTCGGACCGCGCATTGGCTAAGTTAAGTCAGGGCAGTGATGCCCTGACGTTTTACTTCGGCCAAGCTTGAACCGTCTTCGCATGACGAGCAGCGCACTCCGCATACTGGCGCAGCAGCCCGATCGCCCACTCTTGCCAGGCGTCAAAGTCGGCCGCTGCCGGGCTGGCTACTTCCGGACACCGTGCCGCCAGCGCGCTATCGAGGGATGCTTTTGTTGGCGGCTTCGATTGCAGCGTCGAGGTTGCGCACGCGGTCAGCATCAGGCACGCAACCAGCAGGGAGAGGTTTCGCATTGCGCAGCTCCTTGGTGAGCGCCGACATTCGCGGCGCCAGGGTGAATTGAATGGTGGCGAACTCGGTGGCCGCCTCGGTGATGCGCGCGGCGTCGGCCTGCAGCGTGGTCAGCGCCAGCTCCGACTGGCTGCGCATGGTTTCTGCGTGCGCGCGCTGCAGCTCGGCGATCTCGGCGTCGTGCCGCCAGCCGTTCGTGAACCAGCCGGCGGCGCCGGCCAGCGCCATCGCCAGCAGCAGGACCAGGCCGGCCAGCAGCGCGCGCGAAGATGCGGCGACGGCCGGTGCGGCGGCTGCCGCTACGACCGGGATCATGGCAGCCCCTTCAGGCACAGCTCGCGCTCGGCCTGGCGCCGGCGCGTGAGGCCGCGCACTTCCTCGTAGACCCACTGCATCACGACCTTGCCGCGGGCATCCTTGAGCGGCTTCCCGTCGGGGCCTTTAATTGGCCGCAGAACCTTGACCTTGTTCCAGGCGAGCAGCGCATTACAGGCGCCGACCATGTCGCCAGCGTTCGTGCGCCGCGCCATGCTCGAGCCGCAGAAGCCGCTCACGCCGATGTTGTAGGCGACGTCGACGAAGGCCACCTTCTGGCCATCGGTCAGGCGCGCCAGCGGGATGCATATGGCGATGCCGGCGGCGTGCCGCTCCAGGTCACGATCGAGCTGGGCGCGGCACTGCGCGGGCGTGTACGTCTTGCCCCAAGCCGCGTTCTCGGTGGCGCCGGTGCAGTACGTGAGCACGCCTGCGATGTCGCGGTAGGTGGTGAGCTTGGTGCCCTCGAACGGTGGAGTGAATGTGAACAGTACGGCCGCAGCGATGGCGCCGACCAGCGCAGCCAAGCCGCCGGGCCGCTGGATGGTTGCGCCCTTAACCATTGCCGGTCACCGACGGTTGCGCCACCACGCGCGCGATCGCGGCGCCGAGCGAGGTCAGGCCGGCGGCCACCACCAGGATGGGCGCGGTGCCGCTGGCGTACAGGTGCATGCCGGCCTCGATGGCCGATGCGATGGCGGCCAGCAGCGCGAAGCGTACCGACCAGAGTTTCGGGAATTGCTTACTTGCGTCTTCGATGAAATTCACGTTCTACCCTTTCGAGTTGAGCGCCGGCGGCTGGCCAGCGCTGGATTTGGTTGCGGGTTACAGCGTTGCTTCCGGAGCCTGCAGTTTCGCGAGCAGCTGCTCGAGGCGCAGCTCCCGCTCGCGACGCTCGAGGTCGGCCAACTGGCGCTCAATGTCGGCCAGCATCGCTTCGCGAACGTTCTGCTCACGCTCGCGTGTATTCCGCTCCCGCGTGTACCAGGCATTCAGCCCCAGCGTCAGCAGTGCGGTGAGGATGCCGACGATGACGCCGAACTGGGTCAGGGTCAGGGATGTGGCGACCGCTACAGCAGCGCCGGCGTAGCTGCCGACTTCCTGCGGGGTGATATTGCTGATGCTCATTGGCGCCTTTCGGTGGGGCATAAAAAAGCCCACCGAAGTGGGCAGTGTCTTGCGGTTCAGTGGCCGGGCCCGGGTGGGCCGCGAGGATTACATCCGTGCAGCGGTGATGAACAGTTCGTCGAGTGCGTCGTCATCGAGGCCCAGCGCGGCGCCCATCATCGTGACCAGTGGGCTGTTGCGGGCGACGACGCTCGAGTAATCCCACTCGATGCGCGCCGCCTCGCTGTCCGGACTCGGCAGCGAATCGATCGCCGCATTAACCTGCCCCAGCACGCCGCGCCCGAGCAGCGCCAGGCGCGCTTGACGCATGCTCACTTCCTGCGGCACGGTTGGTTGATTGGCAGCTGCCGCGCGCGCCTCGATCTCTGCCAGCTCTTCGGGGGTGGCGTCGCGTACGACGCCGTCTACCATTACTTGAATAGTCATTATGAATTCCTGTGACCGAAGACGCGGATTGTGCCTGCAGCGAACGTGCCCGCAGCAACAGTCAAGCGGAAGCCGGATACCGCGGAGGTGCCCGTAAATAATCCCTCCGCAAGAAGTGCGAATGGAGTTGTATAGTCCGAAGTGAGTCCGATGCCCCGTACACCCAGAGACTTGTATGTACTTGAGCTGGAGTTTGCGTTGCGCACCTCCAATGTCAGCGTCACCGCTTGACCTGATCCACTCGAGACTTGTCCCAGCTCAAACGCCGCGGCGAAGGTGTTTAGGTTGCTGCCATACCCAACCGGCCCGGCGTAACCAGTCGTCGCGACAGACCCAGCTACTGCCAGCGACATTCGCAGCGCAGCGCCCCCACTGGTGGTACGCAACCCTTGGACTTCGATCGTGTACTTATCGTAGTCAGCACTGAAAATATTCAGAAAATCGATAGTCGCAACAGGACTCGCGATAGTGGCAATGGCCAAGGCAAGGACGCCGTTTGCGCCAGGTTGGCCACGATCGCCGTTGCGCTGGAAAAACAGCATCAGGGCGTCGCCCGCAGCAAACGGGTTGGCTGAGCTGCTGTCTGTGCAAACGACGGTGAGGTTGCGGTATCCCACTGGCGAAGCGCGCGCGATGACGTCGAACATCATCCATTTGCTCAGGTCGCCCTGCTTCACCAGGCGGATCGAACCCTTGATGACGCTGGTCGAACTGTCCATTGTATCGATCTGCTTCGTGTAATCCTGCCCACCAGCGGTCAGGTCGAGACGCATCACCGTAGCCGCGCTCTGCGTTGCACTCGACAGCCGCAACTTTCCGGCGCCGGGGTCAGCGTCTGCGGTAGCGGCATCGAAGGTGTATGTCAGTGCGTAGGCGCCACCGGCAGCCGCAGCACTCATGTTCGCTTCGGTCGCGTTGGCCTGCGCTCCCCAAATTGGTAAGTCGCGCATCAGGCCCGACATTTTATTGTCGAAGTCCAGCTGGTCCTGGGACTGATCCGGCATCTGGGCCGGATCGAGCAGTACGGTAATGGTCATACGGTTCCTTCAATTTGCATGGACATGTTCCAGCGGGATTTGCCCTTGACCACAGGCTTGAGACTCGAGTAGCGACCATACGCAATCGCCAGGCCATAGTTGAGCGACCCGACCCATACGATCGGCCGCTGCCGGTACTCGGCCAGCAGCTCGTAGACGGCATCGACCCGCGATGCATCCACATCGACGTCGGCGCTGATGCGCTTCGCCCAGTTCCGGATCTGGGTTTTGCTGGTGCCGTCGAAGTTAAACGAGGTGTCCGAAAAGTCTTTGATCTCGGCGCCCAGCGTCATCAGGGTCTTGCCCAGGTCGGCGGTTGGCCCGATCGCGCACATGCCGCACTTGGCTGTGCCGCCAGGCTTCTTGATCGTGATCGTGATCAGGGCGTTTGCGAACGGCGGCAGCTTCAGGCTCACGGCCCAAGTCTTGCGCCGGATCCGCTTAAAGCTCCAGTTGAAGAAGCTCGACGCCGACGTCGACACCTTAAGCGACTGCTGCTCGCGGTAGACCAGCCCCTTCGTCCGGTCGACCACCGACACCCTCACCTCGCCCGCATCGACATTGCCGATGTAGAAGCCCTGGCTGATCACCTGGGCCGAAGCCACGATGATGATTTCCTCAGGGTTCGAGGTCTGGGTGTTGTTGTACTGGTCGAGCATGGCCCAGCGATTGGTCGCGCCACGCGGGGACCAGGCCGTCTTATCGGTCAGTGCCTTGCCGACGTTGCCGGCGACAAGCGACTGGAACACGTTGTGGCCCACAGGGTCGTAGGCCAGCGCATCTTTCGCGTACGTCGTGGCCGCGCTGTAAGCCGGCTCGACGATCGGCACGTTGGAATACACCAAGCCCGCGCCGGCGCTGATTACTTCCCCCGCGTCGAGCAGGACATACGGTGCCCGACTCAGGTCTGCCGGGTCGTACGTGACGCGCAGCACGTTCGGCGGCGCCATCTGCTGCATGCCATTCCGGTCGTAATACGGTGCCGAAGTAGCGCGCGTGCAGGTGACGTCACCCAGGGTGACAGGTTCAATGATGTCCATCAGGATCCTTATGCTGGAGCGGTTTCAGGGGCAGGTGCAGGAACAATCTCGGTAGAAATCGGCTTGCGTCCATTGACCATGTCATCCAGATGGCTTGCGGTATCGCTGGTGTGCGAGGCAACGGCCAACATTCCGGCTCGGATCACCTCGCGCAGCTCGACGTTTTCACGCTGCTGCGCTTCGATCGCGGTCGCCAAGCGGGCCACTTCGGCCGCCAGTGCCTCGGCGTTTCCGTCAGGGCTGGCCAAGCGGCGCATCAGCTCGCGGTTGTCAGCCGCGGGCATGATGCGCTCGCCCTCGTGGATCATTGCCGGCATGTCGGTCTTGACGTAGTTGGTACCGACTGCGAAGCCCGGCAGCTTGCTCGACGCATCCTTCTGCGCCGCCTTCAGCCAGTCCGCTTTCTCCGCCTCGCTCATCGTCGGGCCGTAGGCCTGCATCCAGAACTGCAGACCCTCGGCATCAGGCGCACGGCCCAGCACGCTCTGGTACAGCTTCCGGAGATCGGCTTCCGTCGAGTTGGCAATGCCGCCCACGATCTGATCGATCGGCGCGCCGCCGGCGGCAGCGTTCTTCCACCACTCCAAACCAGCGGCGTCGGGCGCACGGCCCAGGTTCTGCTGGTAGGCGTTGTTGATTGCTGCGCCCGCTGCCACGAGCGGATTGGCGTTTGCTGCAGCCATGATTCCCTGCAGCGACCTGACTGCGTCCAGAATCGACAAACCCGTTGTGCTCTGCCCTTTCAGGATGTCGATCTGATCCTGGTGGCGCGCGAGCATCGCGTCGAGCTGCTTGACTTGATCCTCGGCGACCTTCAGGTTCTTCTCTTCGACCGTCAGTGCACCATCGGTCAGCTTGGCCAGTTCAGCCAGGTCACCCTGGGCTCCGAACAGGTCGCGCTGATAGTCCTGGTACGTAGCGTAGGCCGCTGTCGATGGACCGTTGCCGATCTTCGACAGCGACTTCTGCAGCGCGTCCGCAGCAGGCAGCGGGCCGCCGGCCTTGGCGATCGCCAGCGCCGCGCGCACTTCCGCCATGCCGCTGTAGCGATCCTCCTCCTGCTGCTCCGGAGACCGCATACCGTCGAGCGAGCTGCGCAGCGCGGACGACATGGTTTTCAAGCTGTTGACCGCTTCGGTCCGCATCTGAATGTCTTCCTGCATCGCCTTCTTCTGGCGATCCGTCACGCGCTGGAGCACGCCGTACGCGGCATCGACGCCGCTCAGCAGCGCAGAGGCATTCGCCTTGACCTGCTCGGTCGCCTTGGTGACGGCCTCAAGCGCATCCGCCTCGTCCTCCAGGGCAAAGACGCGCTGCTGCAGTGGGCGCAGCGACGCGTCCAGCCCTGCCAGTTCCAGTGCACGCGTGGCGGAAAGCGCACCGGCCTTGTCGCCCAGCAGCTCCATGATCCGGATTTCAAGCTCGCGCTTGCTGCTGGCCAGGTCGGCCGCCTGTTCGAGCGCGTCCTTGTCGACGTCGGCGATCTGCTTGAACGTCGGAGCGATCTGCATCAGCGTGGCGTACGCGCGCGCACCGGCCTCGGTCGTCAGGTCCAGCCTGGTGACCACGCTGCGGAACTGCTGCAGCGCGTCCTCGGAACCTGTCTTAATGCCGAACTGGTCGAGTGTCGGCGTTATGCGCGCACGCAGCGAGTCGGCCCGCTCCTTGTCGGTGTAGAAGTCGGCAAGGAACTGGTCAGCGCCGGCCGTGAATTCGTCCAGGCCGCCGACCAGGTCGATCAGCCGCTCACGCGCGCCGACCGACGCCAGCCCAACGGCGTTGAACGTCATCCCCATCGAGTCAGTGACCACGGTGACGGCCTGGTAATTGGTCGCTACGCGAGTCAGTGTCTCGAGATAACCCTCGCCCACTTTCTGGAACTGGCCCAAGCCATCCACGGCGAACATGGCCAAGTCGTCGCCGACCTTGGAGAACACGGCCGAGAGCTCTTTCTCAATCTCGTCGGCAGACTTCCCTTTCAGGCTAATTTTTCCAAGATCGACAACATAGCTGTCGAGCTCTGCCTTGAAGCCGTCGGCACCAAGGCCGATCATCGTGCCAGCCTGCAGCACGGTGTCGTACAGCGACATCAGCACGCCCGAGATCTGGCGGTTCCCCTCCTCCCCAAGGCTCTGCGTTTTGACGCTGGTCTTGTCCTTGCCGAACCAGCCCCCGTCTTTCTTGATGTCGGCATACTGCATGGCATTCAGGCCGCCTGCAGCGATGCTCGAAAAGTCGGTCTTGCCGGCAGTGAAGCCGGTGTCTTCCACGGTTTGCTTTCCGCCGAAGACGCTGCCCAGCGCCTTACCAACGAACGTCTTACCGATTACGGCCCCCAAAACGGCGCCGAGTGCCATACCAACTGGACCGCCAAGCATCAGGCCGATCTGGCTGGCACCCATGCCGAGGTACGCCCCACCCATTGCACCACCCACGCCGCCCAAGACAGCACCACCCAATCCAATCGCTTTGGCGTCGAACACGTTCTTACCCATGTCCGCGCCGAACTTACCCGTCACGCCGGTGGTGCGTACCAGTAGCGACGAAAATTGCCCAATGCCCACCTCGATGTTGCGCAACGAAGCGAGCATGCCGTTGCTGACGGCCAGCCCCTGTAATGTTGCGCCCTCGATGCCGTCGAGCGCACGCGCGATGGATTCGGACTTGGCATCCGATCCCAGCACCGAGCCGCTGCCCTGTTTCTTCTGGCGCGACTCGGAGATCGGCACGCTGCTGCCTCCAGACACGCTCCCAATGGCGACGCCCAGGCCGGTCACGATAGCTGCCATGGCAGCCATGCGGCCGAACGCCGAGTATGGGTCACCCGCGCCTTGGCTCAGCACTGCCGAAATACCCTTTGGCACAAGCTCAGCCAGCGTCATCGCCAGCTCGGCCGCGTGGAATACCTTCGACACGCCCATCAGGGCTTCATAGCCCCTGCTTTGCTCACCGAAGAATCCGGCTGCAGCGCTTGTCATGGCGCCGTAGCCAGCCATGCGATTTTTGGCATTTTCCTGATTGAGCTGGTCGACGTACTCGAGGTGCTCGATCTCCGAAATTTTTCCGTTACGCAGCAGCATGTCGGCATTGCCGCGCTCCTCTGCGATTTTTGCCTGCCGCTTGCCAAACGCGTCCAGCGCGCTTGTCACTTTCGTGATCGAGTCACCCGCGGTGCCGAACGCTTCACGCAAGGCTTCACCGAACGTCTGTGCCCGCGTCGGGTCGAGAAACTCCTTCAGGCTGTCTTGTGCCTTCGTGTTCGCTTGAGCGATCCCTTCATTCACAACGCCCTGCTGCTTGGCCACAGCCAGGTTACGCAGCTCTGAAGCCTGACGGCGATAGACCTCTGCGGTGACGCTGCCCTTCTCAGATGCCTCCAGCTCGGCAGCAGTTTGTTCCTTCAACGCGGCCAGCGCGAGCATGCGCTCAGCCCGGAGAACCGCGACGCCTTCCGTGCTCAAGCCAATTTCCTCATTGGCCAAGCGCTGCGCCTCGACCTGAGCAGCGATGCCGCTCAGCTCGGCATTAGCTGCCGTGACGCCCTGCATGTACAGGTCGTTGCTTGCCTGGGCGCGATCGCGCTGCAATGCCGCCAGCTCGCGCTCGAGCTGCATACTGCGGCTGCCGCGTTCGATGCCAAGCTTAGTGATCTGGCCTTCGATATCGGTCTGTTGTTGCTGACTGCCAATCTTCGAGCTGGTCAAAGCGAGTTGGCGACGAAGCCCCGCCTCCACACGATCCATGTCGGCAAGCTGTTGCGCAGCCGTCTGGCGTAGTGCGTCTTCTTCCGAAATCATTCCCGCATCACGCTGAGCTTCGATGCGATCCAAGGCACGCTTTGACAGCGCGTCTTCAACCTCCCCACGCTTACGCAGTGCTGCGAGACTGTTGTCAATGCCGGCGACGTAGACGTCGTTGTATTCACGGCGAATCGCGCTCAGCCGCTTCTGAATTTCTTCTTCGGGCACACCCAGCGCTTTGCCTTGGGTCTTGGCTGCATCCATCGCCATCTCCCGCTGCTCTTGGCGGCTACGCAGGATCTTCGCTTTGTCGTCCCAATCTCGTTGCAGCGCTTCGCGCTGATTCGCGATGCTTTTGTCTTGGGCAGCCTTTTCTTCCGCCTTCGCCTTTTGCTGGATGCCTTGAATCGTGCGTTGGTTAGCTGCCAGCAGCGCCTGCTCGGACAACACGTCCCGGTCCTTGGAAGGGTCGTACGCTTCGCCATCGCGCTTCTGCCCGATCCGCTTGAGGCGCTCAATACGCGACTCCATGGCCTTGCTCTGTGCGTCCAGCGCCGCCATCTGCTGATTCGGACCTTCAACCCGGCCACCTGCGAACTCGACAACTGCGTCCCACGCTTCGCCAGGTAGCTTCTTCAGATTGATCCACCCCCGCTCCCAGGCCGAGAGCGTGGCCAGGACTTTATCCTTTTGGCTGGCCACACCATTGGCGTAGGCATTTTGAGCGATGCTTGCCGCATCAATCATGCGGCCCTGCTCTTGCGCTGCCTTGACGGCCCGATAGGTTTCGGTGGTCACGAAGCCGTATTGGTCGCCCATGGCGCGCAGCGCGGTGAGCGGGTCCTTGCCCAGTGCCGCAAATTCTTTCGCAGTGTCTTCGACGCTCTTGCCGAGGATGCGCTGCGCGTCGACAGCGACCGTGCCGAACTTCTCGAGGTTCGTCCCGGCAATCGCGCCGGTGCTTGCCAGAGCGGTAAGGACTTTGGCTGACGCCGCCTGCGAGCCATTGACCAGCTCCATGCTGTTGGCCATGTCGGCCATCTGTCCGGCAGTGGTGCCCGCGATGTTGCCGGTCATGATCAGCGCGCGCGAGTACTTGAGCGACTCGTCGTAGCCAGACTTGAACGCCAGCGCACCGGTGGCCACCAAGGCGGCCGTGACGGTGTACGGATTGATCAGGCCAAGCACTGCCCCACCCAGTGCGCGCGCCGCGCCGCCGATGCTGCCGAACATGTCGCGCAGCTGGCCACCCTGCTGGAGCAGAACCGTCAGCGGTGCTTGGCCACCCTGCAAGCTGACGATGATGTCGGTCATCTGCGCGGGGACGTTGCGCAGCGCGGCATTCATTGCAGCCGCCGACATGCCACCACCCTGCAGCGCGGTATCTGCCGCGCGCAGTTGATCGATGAAGGGTTTGGCGCGGGTGGTCACGCCCATCTGCGCGGCCTGCAGCTCGAGCAGCTCGATGCGCGTCTTCCCGATCGCCTGAGTCTGATTCTCCAGCCCTTTCAGGAATGAGTCCTGGCCGGCGCGCGCCTGCGCGGCTTCGCGCTGGGCCTGGGCAAGCATCCGCTCGCCGTAGGTGGCCTGCTCCTGCGCCAAGCGCAGGTCGCGCAGCTTGGCGATCAGCGGATCGGCTGCGCTCGACGCGCCGACCTGCGCAGCGCGGTAGCGGTGCACTTCGTCGGTGGACAGTCCGAATAACGCAATCTGCTCGCGCAATCCTTGCAGAAACGCGTTGCGCGATGCGTCGGCCTGCGCAGCTTCACGCTGGGCCAGCGCCGCGGCGCGCGCGGCGGCCTCGACCTGCTCCTGGGCTGCGCGCATGTTTTGCAGCTGCAGGATCAGCTGGGCGGCCTCCTGCGACGCGCCAGCTTGAGCAGCGCGATATCGCAGCACTTCTTCGGTCGATTTTCCGAACAGGGCGATTTGCTCACGCAGCCCGGCCAGGAACGATTCTTTGTTGGCTTGCGCCTGGGCCAGCTCACGAGCGGCCACAGCTTGGGCACGCGTCGACTCCGTCGCTTGGTTCTGCGCGGCCTCGACCGCGCGCAACTGGTTCAGGTATGGAGTCAGCGATGCGGGATCCACGTTGCGCTGGCGCGCCTGCGCTTCGTAATAGGCAGCGGTGGTGCGGCCGCCCGACTCCATGGCCATTGTCGTGCGCTGGATCGACGCAATGATATTGCGCTGCGCAGATTCCACACTTCGCGCGGCGCCGGCGGCACTGGCGCCCGATTGTGTGATCGCCTGGCCAGCGCGCTGCGCGGCATCGATCGCCGGGCGTAGCCCAGCCTCGACGCCGGAGGCATCCGCCACCACCCGAATTGTTGCGTTGTTGACGATATCGGTCATGGCGAGCCTTGAAAATAATTTAGCCCTGGCACGCAAGTGCTCAGAGCTGTGATGGTTGTTTCCTACTCGTCGCGGTCGTGCATAGCGCCGAGCGCGGCGTACTCCATCGTCTGAATGTCTCCTTCGAGGTCGTCATAACCCTCGGCAGACAAGCCCATCCGATCCATCTTGCGATGCAGCGGGCCATAATCGAGGCCGATGATTCCCATGCCCCCGGCGCGCCACTGCGTGCGCATGAACGAGAACAGGACGTAGGCATCCCAGTTCTCTGGCCACACCTCGACGTCTTCATCCGGGAAGTCTTCGGGCGTGAGGCACGCCGCCTCCATCTCGGCCAGGTCCTTTTTTGACAGACCCGGCTTGTACATGGATTCGGCGACCGCCCTTAGTTTCCCAGGCGGCCTTCGTTGATCGCGGTGCGGTAGTCGTCCTTGATCGCGTCGGCCATGGCCGGCAGCGTGTCGACCAGTTCAGCAACGCCGTGCTTGTCGAATTCAGCGTCCAGGTTCCAGCTGTCCACGATCGCCAAGATGTAATCGACAGCAACCTTGGTCTGGCGAGCCACGATCTCGGCCTGGGTCATCGTGAATTCAGGAATTGTCTCGCCAGCAGCTTTCGCCTTTTCGACGGCCGCCTTGAAGCGCTCGATTTCGACATTCGCTTCGTCTTTCAGCGTGGCTTGGAACTTGTCGGTCAGCTCAGCCAGTTCGGTGCGGCTGCGGTACTTGAACGTCACTTCCATACAGCCGGTCGAGCCGTCGAGCATGATGCACTTCACTTCTTTCTTGAAGCCAGTTGGGCGCTTGCCGAGGACGATCTTGTTTGCTTTGGTTGCCATGATTTTTATCTTTCAGATGGGTATAAAAAAACCGCGAGGGGCGACCTCGCGGTTGGGAAAAAGCCCGCTGGTGCGAGCTGGCAAAACTTGTTACGTGGCGTAGCGAACCGGGCGGTTCTGCAGCGCGCAGCCGCCCTTGACGGCCATGACGTTGCCCTTGGCCATGCTTGGGGTTTCGTCGAACGAAATGTAGCCGTTGAACAGGATCTTGCTGCCGCTCGGCAGGTCGGCGCGCAGGGCGGCGATCTTGCGCGAGTCCGCGATCTTCTTCATCGCCGCGTGGTGTGGCAGCAGCGGGTCGTCGGCGATCGTCAGGGCCAGGCTCTGCGCGTTGTAACCGTCGGGCAGATTGATGTCGTTCTCGTTTTCCATCAGGCTGACCGAGACGTACTTCGGATCGCCGCCGGACGGCTCGGCAGTCAACACCTGCTGGATCGGAATCCAGGTCGTGATCTTGCGCAGCGCGCCGGCGCCCATACCGACCGGGAACAGGTTCACTTCGGTGGTGTCCATGCCTTCCAGGGTGACCGAAGTACCAGTCGCGGCCTTGGCGCGGAACACACGATTGGTCATGCGGCTCCAGCCGCCGACGTACTCGAGGTAGTCGCCGGCGGCGAAGGTGTTTGCTGCAGTGGTGAGGACCGTTTCCGCTGCGTTCGATGCGGCCGTGACGCCGACAGCGGCGGCGTAGATGGTAGCGATTGCGTATGCGGTACCGGTCGGGAGCGAGAGTGCCATTGAAGGGCCTTTCAGTGAAGAGACCCGTTTCCGGGCCGTTGCGCCCGTTCGGGCAAAGAAAAAGCCGCCTGCGATTTCTCGGGGCGGCTGGGAATGAAACTGGTAGGGTCAGCAGAACAGCATGAATTCCTGCACGGCTCCGCGATATTCCGCATCGTATGTGTCAGCCGCAGTGGTCAGCACCTCGGCCTGCAGCGCTCGTGACGCTCGGATCGCGTCTTCGGCTTGCATAGCCACCTGCGACGCTTCGACGGATGTCGCAGCCCACGTGTTGATCTGCACGCGCGTGAAGCGCTTGCTCGGGCGTTCACCGGTGACGAAATTGATTGGGGGGCCGCCGATAAATTGGTAGGTGATATACGGCGTCGGCGTCTCAGGTTCCGCGATCCCGGGAAAAACCCGGCCATCGACCAAGTCGCCCAGCAACTGGAAAATTTGCTCGTGCGGTGTCATCGTGTGTTCCTTGCCATTTGCTCGGCCAGCGTGCGCGTCATGAGGTCAACCGCCTCGTGCTTCTTCATTTCGTAAGCAGGCCGCATGAACGGATATGCCCGAGTTCGCTTGTTTCCGTACTCGAGCTCTGCCGCGCGCCGGTGCGCCGCCCAGCCGATCGTGCGGCCGGTGCGTTTGCTGACCGTCGTATTTTTCGGAACAAACTTGTGCCCATTCTCCACCCAACGCCAGTAATAGGCGCCGTTCGAAGCTGCATTCCCGTTTCGAACCGTGACCAGATAGACCTGCTTCCTGGCGCCGTCAGATTCTTCCTCCATCCGCTTGACAATGATGTTATCAAAAAGGATACCGGTCTTTTTGTTCGACAGCGCGTTTTGCTTGGCCTGGTCGCGAAACAAGTCGGCGCCGGCGAAGCCGATAGTGCGCAGCATTTCTTCATCAACCACGCTATTGACCTGGTTGACGGTCTCCTGCACAGCCTCGATAAGGCTCGACGGATCAAAATCCATTATTTGGTCGCCTCACACACAAGAAACACGAAGTCCCGATCCTTCGAGTCGGGTAGCACCGCTTTGATGTCGTAATCGATTCGCTTGTAACGCGCCTTCATCGTCGCATCGACATCCGAGCGAACCCGGATCCTGATCGAACACTTCACGATCGATACGTCAGCATCCGCGCGCATAGCTTCGGCGCCGGACTGGAACTTTACATTCGCCCAAATCTCGGGAAGCCGCGTCCAGGCTTCTGGAAGTCGCTGGCCAGCACCATCCCGGGCCGTTGTGCGCCTCAGTAGCGCAATGCGGTCGTTCATCATGTGATTACCACCTCTGGCCACAGCAGCCGCTTAACGTGCTCGTTTTTCGTCTGCCCGCCGGACTGGAAGTGCTCACTCAAGCGCGCCAGGATGAAGCCGGAGATGGCGTCCGGAACGGTCGTGTGGTCGGGCCCGTAGCCGCATCGGATCTCAACCTCGACCGAGTTGACCGAGCGTCCCGTTGCTGGCCAGGTGCGGCCCGGTGTGGCAAGAATGAAGCCCGGCTCGCTTTCGCCGTCGACCTGGTAGTCCTCAGGATGGAGCGTCTGCAGGACCATGTCGGCGTCGTAGAACTTCAGGTGCACCACTTGGAGCAGCGGCGGCCGGCGAAGCGCGATTGCACCTTTGAAGCCGTCCAGCGTCAGGCGCCAGGTCTGCTCCATCACCGCGCGGTTCGTTTCGCCTTCCGCTTCAGTGGTATAGGTCCGGATCGCACGCTGGATTTCGCCATCAAGGGGCGACGTGCCGTCTTCGCCGACGTCCACGCGCGCGGCGGTGCGTGCTTCGGTCATCGAGACCGCCAAGCCGACAGGGGGAGTGATCAGCTTCCAGCTCATCGTGTCGGTCCCTGCACTGCTGGCGGGCGGCCGGCGCCGTGCGGCGCGCCAAGTGCTGCCGGCGCGCGCGCGTATTCGACGGCGGCCTCTTCCTGCTGCTTCAGCAGCTCGGTGTTCGGCACGCTCGGCAGTTGCGATGCATCGATCATCAATTGTCCACCCTGTTAAATTGAATGGTCCGGTAGAACCGCTCGCTGTTCGCACAGTCGATGCGCAAGTCGCAGTAATTAACGCCGGCCGGCAAGGTATCCATGCCGCCCAGCTTCACTAGGATCAAAGGACCCTGGATCACCGCAGGCACCAGCACGCCCACGCCCACCGGCAGCGCCAGCACCGCGCTGGCAGTAGTGTTGCTATCGGCCAGGTCGTTGCTGATGTCGGCCACGAAGTAGCTTTCGTCGTCCGCATCCTTCTCAAGCGAGTACGTGCCGACCTGCTGCTTGAACCAGATCGTGCGGTCGAATCGCTCGCCGTTCGCACACGTGACGCGGAACGTGCAGAAGTTGACCGCGTTGGCAGCGGCATTGAAGCCGCCCAGCTTCACCGGGATCAGCTTGCCTTGGATAACGGGCTGTTGGAGCACCGTCACGCCAGCGACGATTGGCTCGACGGACACGGCAGTTGTCTTACGCTCGTCCAGGTCGACTGTGATGTCAGCCACCCAGTAGCGTTCATCCAGCGGATGCTTCTCGCTCCACCACCGCCCTGCTTCCAGGTACGGCGCGTTCGGCATCGCCGCGCTCGGCACAGTGCCGAACTTCACCACGCGGGTACCACCCGGGAATGCAACCCGACGCGATTCCGCCACTGTCGAGGCCAGCACCGCATTCTGCGCAGGCTGCTCGTCCAACGTTTTGAAGCTATCCTCCAGCGGCGTGGCGCGGTTGCCAGCGACGTCGAAAGCGCGCATCCGCACCGAGTGCACAGTGCTCGCAGGTCTGCCTGAAACCGTGACCGAGCGAGCCGCATTAGCGATAACCGTGTAGTTCGCGCCGCCATCGATGCTGTATTCATAGCCAGCGACGCCAACTGCATCTGTAGCCGCCGGGCAGGACAGCGTAGCGCCCGACGTAGTAATGGCGGACACCGTAATTTTGCCGACCATCGCTGGCGCCGTGGTGTCGCCTCCCGGAACCGGCATTTCCCAAATAACCGAATTGGGCTGCGCCTCAAAATCAGGCAGCAGGCGCAGTTTGTTATCCAGCCGGAGCGCGGCTTGGTCTATGTACGCGCCGCTGTACGCGCCCACCGGGTGCGTGATCGCGTACTTCTTCCACGTCCCACCAGAGTCCGTTGTAGTGAAAAGGTACAGCTGGTTTGCAGTGCCCAGCGTGGCTGGTACGTTGTCGTCGGTCGTCGCAGCGGTGACGATGATCTTACCGTTGTGATACGCAACGTGCGGCGTGCCTGCGTCCTGCACGCCGTTGTGCGCCATTAGGCGCGTGCGCACCCACTTGTTGGTGGTCGTGTTGTACTTGGCCATCCACAGGCTACGGAAAGCTTCGTCCGGGTGCTGCCAGCTTGCGACCAGCAGCGGCTGGCCATCGGCGCCGATCGCGATGCGCGCAACGCTCGAATTGTGGTTGTAGTTGTTGTTCGGGAATGCGATGTCGCTGTCGTCCGTGCCGCTGACCAGGGGCAAATTCAGCGCCTTGCCGCGCATGGTCGTGAAGGTCACTCCGCCGTCCGTCGACTTGATCAGATTAATGTTCTGGCGCGGGTAGCCCGACATCGTGAATGGCCCGTCGCCCTGCAGGAACTCCGTCGTGACGTACAGCGTGTCGACGCTCGCAAAGGCGATCTCCATACCATACGAGCCAAGATATGAGGCCGCATTACCAGCAAGGAAATCAGCACCTCTGCGGTCGAACGTGGCGCCGTTCCATTTATAGATGCCGGCTAAGTAGCCATTACCGCGAGCGCCCATCCACATGCTGCCGTCGAACTGATTGCGGAAGAAGCGGCGGTACGAGCAGTTCGTGTCCAGACCAGTCGGCGCAGTCGTGGCTGCAAGCGCGGAAATGTCCTCAGTCGGAGATGCGACGCCACGCCACGACGTGTGGTGCGCCTCGCCGTAAGCGATCACCTTGCCGTCATCCGTCACGCACACGCTGCCGTCCCGGTGCCCGATAGTCGTATCGTGCGTGCCGGTGGTCAGCTGAACGTCCTGGATCATCTCATAGGTGTTTTTGTTCAACTTTGCCAGGCGCGATTGCTGCACGCCCCCGACGGTCACGGGGGCAACGACATAGACCGCGTTGGCGGTGGTCCAGATCGGCGTGTACAGCGACAGAAGCGAGATCACCTTGTTGCCTGAGTACGGCGTGTTGAAGCTCGCCGGTGACAGGTTGCCAGCAGGCGAGACGCTCGCTTCAACCAGCGCAGGAGTGGGGACAAGCTCGAATCCTCGGATGCGCATCGTGCCGCCCACGGAGTCCTGCTGGCGGCCAATTTTGAAGTGCGATATCCGGCCCGCATCTTCGCGAGTAAAAGAAAATGGCAGCTGCGACCGCTCGACAATGCCAGACCCTTGCGGCGGAACAAGGTTGATCACCTTGTTCGCATAGACAGGCTTTGACGAATCAGTCCACGGCTCATAGGCCCCGTAGAATCTAACGGATGCAGGCGATGGCTGACCCGGCGTGCCGGCCATCGACCACAGCATGTAGACGTCATACTTCTGCCCCACGACCGCAGTATCTGCCGTGAAATGGATTTGCCCCTGCGCGTTCGGGAAGGCGTAGGTGGCCACCCCATCGACGTCGTTGGCGGTATATGGCGAACCAGTGCTGACCGCCATTTTGGATGGCGCGATCGTGATTGTGGGGTTGACGACGTCGGTACCCATCACGACACCCGAATATAAATTGCAGCGCTCGTGCCGGTAGCGGTAAATTTCATGGGGCGCAGTCTTTCATGGCGGATCGGTTACAGCTCGATGGTTTTCATTCGCCCGCGCCGCTCGTACATCACCGTGGTGACGCCGCGATCGCGGAGCATGTTCAACGCGGCCGTGTAGGTTGCGCGGTCGATCTTGCCGACGGCGCCGTGCACGTACGCGAACCAGTTGGTCAAGTGGGAGACCGAGATGATTCCGTCATACGGCCGGCGCTCCTCGTAGCCGCAAGGCGCGGAGTACGCACGGATGGTCGAGACCTCGGGTTCCATGTGCAGGTGTGTCATAACGGTCGCTTTCTCTTAGCACTGTGCCGGGTCGGCTTGCACGGGGCGCGCCGAGCCGGTGCCGGGGATGCGGACTATTACTTCGCTGGTTTTGCGGCTTTGGTGTCCGCCTCGTACGGCTTTGCCACTTTGCCGTCGGTCAGGATCTTTGCCTGATCGGCCTCGAAGCCAGCGACGTCGCCTGGACTGTAAATTTTCCAGGGCTTGATGAATTCGACAGTTTCCACGATGGTGTTCCTTGATGAAGGGTTGGCCGACCTGCGGCAGCAGGCCGGCAGTCAGGTCGCTTTAGGCGCCCCAGGTAACCGCGGTCAGAATCGCGATCGATTCGACGTGGCGCGGGCCGAAGTCGTGCTTCGCGATGACGCGCACCAGCGTTTGATCACGCTGGAAGGCGCTGACGAGATTGCCGCCTTCGTCCTTGTACGTCGCTTCCTTCGAGTAATCGATCAGAAGCGTTTCGTCTTCGCCGATGAAGCAGTCGTTGAAGTCCACGAAGTAGATTTCCGACTGG